ATACCAGGTTCCTCCGTTTGAAGCCATCTGCTCTTGCATCTTGGCGTATTCTTCTAAGTTGACAACCTTGCGACTAGCAAGTTGGCCCTTTGTTGCGAATGGGTTCTTAACAAAAGAACCGCCGTATGCGCCCATCTGATTGATGTAGTCGCGCATTTGAGTCTCTGCAAACCAGAGAGCCATTGGTCCATCCTGCTTGGCTTTAGTGCCAGCGGACCAGGTAATCAACTGCTCAATAAGAGCCTTGATGTGTTCGTTATCGGCACGAGGAAACTCCAGAAGGTTTGAACCTTTAATATGTTTGCCTTGGTTGTCCGTCGTGCCGAATAGTGGGGCCATTGAAGCGACACCGAATTCGGCATCCATCTTGTTTGCACCCGTGTAGTGTTGCACCAAGCGGATACCGCGAGATGCTAAGAATTTATTTATCTGTTCGTCCTGAGTCAAGAACAACTGGAACGCGTTCTTTTCGATTACCCAAACCTTTGGATTGTACTTCTCAGTCCAACTGAAGATAAGGTCACGAATCATCTGCGGTGTAGGCGCTGGCATGCGCGAGGCCTCTAGCAGGTAACGCTTCTGGGTTGTCCTGTCACCTGCGATGATGACAGAGAATGTATCTCCCGACATAGCAGGGTCCATAGACGCGACGATGTACTGGTCGTTCATGCGCTCTGGCTGACCAGGAGCACCTGGAATGATTGGCCCAATAGGTCTCATACCCGACACAGAGCCGCGTACACATTCAGGTGCAAAGATTGCAGTAGACTCAACGTCTTGCTGCTGATAGACCATTGCCCAGGTCTTCGGGTCTAGGACACCGCGACGCTTCTTAAGGTTGAGTCCATCCCAGCGAGGGAAGAGTCCATCTGCGTCAGCAAGGTCTTCTCCGCCTGTCCATGGTCTGTCAGACTTAGGCCAGAGTGTTTGCCACTTGGCTGGGTCTTCGTCAAATTCTAATACTGCTGGCATAGCCAGGTAAGTCCAAGGCGATTCACCTTCAGGGTAACGGTCTGGGTTACGCATTTCACGATACATGTCCACTGGGTCTACGCGAGTACCTACGACGAGAATCTTGCCAGTAGGTCCCACACGAGTCAGGACTTCCTGCTGAATCCAACGAATCTGCTTTTCATACTCGTTAGAGTTCGAGAGGGTCACACAGTCATCGAGGATGATGAGGTCAGCACGTGCACCGTAAATCTGACCGCCGATACCCAACGCTTGTAGGGTAGGGTCCTTTTCGCCAGAATCACGTTCGATGTAGATTGCATCCTGGGTCCACTTTTCAGCAGTAGCCTTGAAGCCTTCCACAGGAGCATAACGTCTTTGAAGTTCAATCCATTGAGGCGAGGTGAGTCTTTGCTTGACAGCATAGAGAAACTCCTTGGCCATCTGCTGGGTCTTAGAAACCAACTTGATACGGACGTTCGGGTCGGTCACAATCCGATACGTTACATAGTCAATCGAAACCGTCATAGATTTCGCGTGCTCTGGTGGCATATTGCAGAGCACGTAATTCTTAAAGCCAGGTTCATAAATCATGTTGGGATGGAGCCATGCTGGCTCACCATCTTCCAACAGCGAGATGATATTGCGCTGGTGTGGGAAAGTCTGGGAGTTCAGGTACTTAGAACGGAAGTCTTCAAAGGTAATGTTCTGGTCATCCTCTGAGACGACACCTTTACGCTTTTGTATGGTACGGGCGAGGTCAATGGCTTCCTTGAACTGTGGGTCTGAAGCGCGGTAGTACTCATAAGACTTGACAGACTTGCCAACTGCGCGACAAGCATCTTCGACGGTAAGCCCGTCTTCGATGAGCGCGATAAGTTTCTTCTTCGCATCTGGGGCGGGAATGTTTGCACCTGGGGCAAGTTTGTAAGTGTTGCTAGTGGGTTTAGCCATGGGAACAGAAAGTCCCTTTCTGGTTCCGACGGACAACTTTGCACTTGGGCAAAGTTTTCCTAAAACCTATTTCTCCTACCGCGAAGCGTGTGCCTATGGGCACCGCTTGGGTTATGTTAGGGGGGCGCTGATGGCGCCCAATTCATCTGGAGGAAGACGACCCCTAGGAGTCTTCCGACCCCAAATCGTTCGGCTCAATTGCAACCTCGCTGTGAGGCTCGGCTGCCGAGAGCCGAACTTAGAGAGGGGTAATTTATTTTATCCCCTATATATATTAAGGCGGGATAAATACCTTTCATCCCGCATTTGTGTGTGTGATTCTCGTCACATTATATATAACCGCAGGTCAGAGCCTATATTTAGAAAAAATATTGTGGTGGATAGTTACATACATACGAGCCCGCTATTAAAACCCCCTGGGTTGAGTACCGATAATTTTGCCCTAGAGAACCCTTACTCTCTAGTAAAGGGTTAGGCATATTAAGCGGCGACTGACTGGCATGCCTAGGCGACTGGGGGGAATGGTTCTTTATTTTCTACGGGAATTCTCTTTCATAACTCGTGCATTCATGGCGATAACTGCACGTAACTAGGACATTCTCTTACGTTCTCGGTTAGTTCTTGAGGGTTGGTAGACAGTCCATCCAGCATCATTAGATGGCGCTCCCGTCCCCTATCTTCCCTAATTCCAGGGCCCGATGCCTATGAATTCATGGCAGTCAGGGCATATGGATGGCCTATAAGTTGTGACCAAGCACACACGCCACCAAGTACCAAAATCACGGGAATGGTCGGGAGTAGTGCATTCATAGGCTACACTTACTACCGTAAGACTAACCAACTCGTGAAAGGGTTAAAGAATGAAGACATATTCAGTAACTTTCAAAGTAGTTAAGTACGACGACCAAGTAGCAACTCCAGCGATGCTAGAAGCGGAACTGAAAGACTTGCTTAATACTTCAGTGCTTCCAGCATTGAATGCGCACCTAGTACCACTAACTTTCGACGTAAAGAATTCAAGAGGATAACGCCATGAAGTCACTACTCACTAATGTCCGCTATATCTTCCAAGTACGTGGCCGATGCTCATGGCTTGAATGCACCAAACTTTCAACACGCTTCGAGTGCTGGGATGATGGTGAATTCTCTATCTCATGCCGCGAGCACCACGCGCTCCCATATTGCAACGACATGGCGGCGTAATCATGGAGTTATTAGAAGCACGTCAAATAGTTGGTAATCAGTCCGCGCACAGTCTGCGCATGATGGTGAAGGCCTTAGAACTTCCAGTCTCTAAGTTCTTGAATACTCCTGAAGACTGGAAGAGACTCGAAGCCGCAAAACTAATCTTAAAGAATGGGAGAAAATAAAGTGAGTAAATTCAGTCAGAACGTAGTCGCGTACGGTATCTTAGTTATGGTGGTAACTGGCATAGTTTTCGCTACTACTCACCATCGCGTATATGGTAACTGCCATCAAACTATAGAAGGTAAAGTCTGCACACTAGTCACATGGGAAGGTAATAAATAATGAACACACTAATTAAGCACAGTCACACTGAAGAGATAGTCGCATCCATGATGGTCGAGAATACGGGTTCAAGCATTCTCGATAGTGGTGGTGCATATGGCCGCCACTGGCAAGAGAACCAAGGCCTAGACGTCGAGTTCTGGACCAACTCTCCCCGTGTCGTCGTGGATGGCCGCTGGGGAGACGTCACACTTTCAACCTTTCACCATCTCGTGGAGACTCTGGACTATGCGCCAAAGTTGGATGCCATGTACCAAGCATTCAGCAAAGATAGTGAAGAGAGTCATCTCGTAGATATTGCAGAATTTATTGAGACTATCGGCGCTACTGAATGCTTCAGAGATAACTCGTATAATCACGAGAGTAATCTCTCTCAAGTCATCCAGTACACGGTATTCAGCACGCCTAATAACCTTTACGTGGCGCTTCAAGTTCATGGCGGCGCTGACGTACGCGGCGGATACACACGTCCACGTATCTTTACTATGTCCGATGGTGAAGATTATGGACTGACTCTCGAAAGTATCTCCATCCACTGCAACGCGAACCGTGAGCACTATCTCGACACTAATGGCGGCGGGGAATGGACCGACCACCTAGGTAACTACCGTCAGACTCCCTATTCACTGCATGAAGTCGCAGAAGAACGCGGGACTGAAGGTATCGCATGTCCCGACCCTGACTGCCTAGGCCTTCTGACTGCCTAGTAGTTACTATCATCTATCCCATGCGGGTAGATGGTGGTATCTACTGGGCACGCTAGTAGGTAATAATCTGGAAGGGTTAGACGATGAACTACGTACACTATGAAGACACGCAAGAGAATAAAACTGTGCGCATCTATCAAGATAGCGACCCTGCGAACCCGCGGACTGACTGGGATGGGCATCTAGGCACGATGGTGGCATTCCATGGCCGCTATACCCTGGGAGATGCGGACCATGGCTATAGCCAGTCCGATTATGACTCATGGGAAGAACTTGCCGCGGCTATCGCCGCTGATGGTGGTATCCATATACTCCCGCTATATCTCTATGACCATAGTGGCATCAGCATCAGCACGGGGACATTCAACGATAGATGGGACTCAGGGCAGATAGGCTTCATATTCACTACCGCCAAAGAGATAGAACGCGGCGGCGTAGAACTTGAACCATCAAGAATTGAAGAGATACTGAAGTCAGAAGTATTCATCTACGATAACTACCTACGCGGGGAAGTCTACGGGTACGTGGTAACTGA